CCGCCTGCCACGGTCGCCGCCGCCGCGCGTCGCGGCCTCGAGCTGCGTCGCGAGTTCGGGCGCGGTGGTACGGCTGTCGGCGTGGCCCGCGCGCGTGACCTCGCCGGTCGGCGCACGCTCTCGCTCGACACGGCGCGGCGGATGGTGGCCTACTTCGAGCGCCACGCCGTCGACCTCGAGGCGCCCGCGGCCATGCCGGGCCATCCCGACTACCCGAGCCCAGGCCGTATCGCGTGGCTGTTGTGGGGCGGAACTGCCGGGCGGACGTGGGCGCGCAAGATCGTGCGACAACAACAGCGGCTCGAAGAGCTCGCGAAGAAGGGGACAGAATGAGCGAGGAAGTGACGACGGAAACCACGGACCAGGGCGCGGCCTCCGCGCGGATTCGCCAGCTCGTGGCGCGCATAAAGGAGCTCGAAGGCCGTGTCGGCGAGCTGGAGCCGGTGGCGGCCCAGGCCGAGAAGTGGCGCGCGCAAGTCGACGAGGTCAAGGCGGCGAGCAAGGCCGAGCGGGAGGCGCTGCGCGTCGAGCGCGAGATCGCCGCGGCCGGCATCACGGACGCCGAGGGCATGGAGTACGTTCAGCACGCGTACAGCAAGCTCGCCGCCGAGGGGCGGCCTCCCCTGTCGGAGTGGCTGGCAGCCACTGACGCGCTCCCTAAGGCCGTCCGGGCGTACCTCCCGGCCGCACCCCCTGCCGCGCCCACGACGACGACCACGGCCGCGCCAGCGGCGCCGGTAGTGCCCTCGCCGCGCACCTCGACGGGCACGATCCCGCAAGCGCCGAGCGAGCCGCAGGCATGGAGCGCCGAGGCCATCGCGCGGCTGTCGCCCGCGGACTTCCGCGCGAACCGCGAGGCCATCATGGCGGCCCTCCGCACCGGTTGACAGATTGTCGCGGCGCCGGTAGTCTTGACGTGCGAGGTCATCACCTCGCACGCGCACGGGGTCGAGCTCCCGTAAAAAAGCGAAAGGCGCGGGTACACCCTCCCATTTTTGCAGGAGGCCCCCGTGGCCAACGAAGTCTATTTTTCCGGTCTCAGCGGCAATGCCCGCGTTGCCGCGATCCTCAACCAGTTCGTCGTAACCAAGCTCACCGACACCGCGAGCCTGGTCAATCACCCGAGCATCACCCAGCTCCGCAGCATGAACGGCAGCGGCTCGACCGTGGTGCAGGTGCCGGTCGTGAGCTGGGGCGCGAACGCCATGGCGTCCGTGGCCGAGAACTCCACGGTGAGCAACACCGCGCTCACCACGACCAACGCCAACGTCACGATCGCTCGTCAGGCGCTCCGTCGCCAGATCAGCGACCTCGCGCAGCTCACCTCCGCGGGCATCGCGCTCGACGTGACGTTGGACAACATCGCGGCCGACATGGTGTTGGCGTACAACAAGCGCGTGACCACCATGATCGCGGCGCTGTCGTCCGGGTTCTCGTCGTCCGTTGGAAGCACCACCGTCGACCTGACGGTGGCCAATTTTTACGCGGCGATTTTTCAACTCCAACTCAACAGCGCCGACGGGATGTTCACGGCGATCCTGCATCCCCAGCAGATCAACGACCTCATCTCCTCGCTTCGCTCCGAGACCGGCCCCGGCCAGTACCTCGCGACGAGCCAGGATCAGGTCCAGGCCAAGGGGCCGGGCTTCCGTGGCAACCTGTTCGGCGTCGACATTTTCGCGTCGGCGAACGTCCCCACCGCCACCGCGGGCGTCGACTACCTCGGGATGATGATCGCTCCCGGCGCGATCGGCGTGGCGACCGCGACCGCCGCCCCGATCCTCGGCGGCGCGACCATCGCGTCGCAGTCGCCCATCCTCGTCGAGATCGAGCGCGACGCGTCCTCCGGTTCCAGCATCGTGGTCGGCTCCGCATTCGTTGGCGTAGCCGAGCTGGACGACCTCCGCGGCGTCGGCATCCTCTCCGACCTGTGAGACAACGCGCCCGCGCTCATGGGTTATCCTGTGAGCGCGGGCGCTTTCGCGCCTGAAGGAGCATCTATGGCGGCCACGTTTGGGACCATCGGCGGCGGACAGTTCGAGGGGCGCGCGGCGGCGCGTCCGCAGGTGATGCGCGAGCTCGTACGGCTTGACCCGTCGACCTCGTTCTGGTACATGCACCATCCCGCCCGCTGGATGCTCGTCAAGGGCGAGTGGCTCCCGTGGCTGAGCAAGCTCCAGGCCGACCCCGGCGTGTCCAACGTCGACCAGGGCGGCGACACCGCCGCCTCCGAGGTGGCCAAGCGCCGCCGGGGCTGGACGATCATTCCCTGGGACGCCGAGCCGGGCGGCTACGTCGTCGCGTACGACGGCGTCGCGGGCACCGTGCACCTCTCCAAGTGGGAAGTGCCGAAGCAAGTCGCCGGCCAGACTCGCATCCAGAGCGATTCCGACGGCTACTGGGCTTTCTGCAAGCGGCTCGTGGCCGACGGATACATCGACCTCCCCGATCCGGACTTCATCACGATCCAGATCGAGCGCCAGCAGAAGAAGGTCGACGAGTGGCGCGAGAAGGCGCCGAGCTCGCCGTTCCACCGAGACGCTCTCGCCAACGAGGAGGCCCTCCTCGACGGGATGCGCGCCGCCATGGAGCGCCTCTACGCGCCGCCCGTGGTCGGCGACGACGCGCCCGCCGCGCCCGCGCCCAAGCCGCGCCGAGGCCGCGCGTGAGCGAGCGCGCCGGCTACCGCGAGGCCATGGAGCGGATGACCCAGCGTCTCCGTGAGTCGGGCATGGCGAGCGACAAGGCGCGCCAGGTGGCGCAGGAGACGGCGCGGAAGGCCGATCAGAAGCAAACCGACAAGGGACGCTAAGGGAGGCCGCGGATGTCGCTTGCCGAGACTGTCTACACCGCCCGGTTCCGTTCGACGGAGACGCTCGAGCGCGGGCGGACGCAGACGATCTCGTGCCCGACCTCGCGCGCGGGCGCGACGGCGACGCCGACGAGCGGCACCGTGACCGTGTCCCGGCCTGACGGCACGGTGCTCGTGACCGCCTCCGTGACGGTGGCCACGATCGCCACCTACTCCCTGACGGGAGCGACGACGACGGCCGAGGCGCTCGGCGAGGGCTGGCTCATCGAGTGGGCGCTCGTGATGCCGGACGGGATCACCCACACGTTCCGGCAGGACGCGGCGCTCTGTCGGCGCACGCTCTACCCGGTGATCTCCCAGGATGACCTCACCCAGCGGCACAGCGACCTCCCGTCGCTCCTTGGCGCCGCGGCGAGCTACCAGCCGTACATCGACGAGGCCTTCTTCACGATCTGCACCCGCCTGATCGGCGCGGGCCGGCGGCCGTACCTTGTGATCCAGCCGAGCGCGCTCCGTGAGTGCCATCTCATGCTGGCGCTTCACCTCGTGTTCCTCGACTACAGCACGTCGGCCGGGGATGGCGGGCGTTGGCAGGCCCTCGCCGCGCACTACCTGACGAGCTTCGAGCAGGCGTACGGCGCGCTTCGGTTTACTTACGACGAGGCCGACGACAACCGCGTCGACCCGACGAAGAAGAAGGCGGCCTCGTCGCAGATTTGGACGAACGGCCGCGGGCTCTCGCACGCGTCGTGGACCCGCTATGGCGGCTAAGACCGTCAGGCAGCTCCGCGAGGACGTGACGACGCGGATGCTCACGCTGTCGGGCTGGCGCGAGTCGCGCGTCCTGCCGGAGTCGTTCGGCCGCGACGCGGACAGCATCGCACACAAGGCGTTCGTCGTGCACCCCATCGCGACGAAGGATCTCCGACAGTACCGGGGCAAACCCGCCGAGGGCACGCTCGTCGAGACGGACCTGCAGATCCGGTACTCGTGGCGCATGGCGCCTAAGGACATGTCGAACAGCTACGACGACAGCCTCGACGGCGCCCAGGCCGTGATCAACCTGCTCATGGTCTACAGCGCCACCTGGCCGGGCGACTACAAGGTCCAAGTGCTCGAAACGTCGCAAGCCGGCACCGATACCGGTGAGTGGGTTATCGGCGTGGTAAGCTTCCGCATCGTCCACACGCTCCCGCTCCAATAGGTGAAATCATGGCTCAAAGTACGGTGATCAAGAACTTTCGCGACGGCACACTGGTGTTTGCCGACAATACCGGCACGCCGCTCACGCTGCCGATCGTGTACGAGGCGGGCGACTTCAGCATCGACAACCTCAACGAAGGGCTCGTCGAGACGACTGCGTACCTTGATCGCGGCGTTTTCGCGACCCTGAGAAAAACGAACGCCGTGTTTCCGGCGTTCAGCTTCACGGCGCTGTTCAACAAGGTGCTGCAGCCCAACAAGTTCTCGGGCGAGTTCGACGCCCCCGTTTCTTCCAGGAAGAGGCCCGCGCAGAGATGTCTACGTTCATGGCCACCGCGGCGCACGTCGCGGGAAACAGCCGCTGGCACGTCATTGACGCCGAGGGTCGGGTGCTCGGCCGCCTCGCGACGGCGGCGGCGCGGCTCCTGCAGGGTAAACACAAACCCACCTACACGCCGTTCATCGACACGGGCGATCACGTCGTCGT